TATGTGGATCGTCGATAATAAGTAAGTCCGCCCCTCGTCCTGTGATAGAACCGCCAACACCCGCTGCAAAGTATTCCCCGCCATGATTGGTCTCCCATCGGCCTTTAGCCTTACTATCTTCTCGTAGTTTAACATCTCCGAAGATCTGTTTATACTCTTTCTGTTCCATTAGGTTACGAACCTTAGATCCGAACCTTGATGATAATTCTGCGTTGTGTGAAACTTGCATAATTTTTAGATTTGGATACTTCCCTATCATCCAAGCAGGAAACAGAAATGAAGCAAATTCTGATTTAGTATGTCTAGGGGGCATATTGATAATGAGCCTCCCTTTTTTCTGTGTAGAAATTTTTGTAAACTCAGCAGCTATATGTTGATGGTGGCCCCACTTTTTAGGATTAGGATCCAATCTACATATAAAATCAGGCCAAACCTCTTTCACAAAATATATAAAATTATCCTGGCACAACTTTATGTGCTCAATCCATTTTTTTTCTACAGCTAATCTAAGCTGTTCGTTTGTTAACAATTCTTTTTGCATTGGGTCCCCTTTTAATATAATCCATAACGTTTAAAACTTCTATACATCTATGAAATCGAGTTTTAAGCCAGCGTTTTTAGATACAATCTAGACGATAGCGTGGGAACAAGATGTTGTGGAAAGTTTATATGTCTATACTAGATTTGGTACCTCTATCAAGGCGAGGTCAGGCAGGTGAAGGATATGGAGATGGTAGAAGGTGATGCACCTGTTAGCCCATGAGGGCTAACAGGTATAACTTTAATTAGTTATCAAAGTTTTGATTAGGGTCGTTCTGAATTAACTCAAGGATAGGTCGCAAGTTCCTAACCAACTTTTGTTTTAATTCATTTACGATAGGGTCATTAGGATACTGTATTATAATTTCCTCAACAGCACTCTCTAATTGTTTATACATAAATTGATAGTTAAGACTTGAACTAACTCCATTGGTACTTGCTTGTTCAACTTCATTAGTCTTTTGTTGTTCAACTATCTGATTAACTATTCTTACTAGGTTGCTCATATTAATTACCTCTCTTTTGGTATTTGATTTTGATTTCATTAGTTTCCATTGGAACTAAATACTTTAAGTATTCATCTGGATTTAATTCCTTAAACTTTGTGACATCAAATCGATTTAACTTACGATTGATTAATTGAGCATAGCCCTCATAATCATCTAACTTATTAAAAATAATTAAGTTAGTTTTTAATCGTTTAAACAAATCAATATGAGTTGGTACAATTAATTTTAATTGCTTACCCATTTCTTTATGATTGTCTTTACCCATACCATAGTTGAGTAGGTCTTGTTGGTTTTGTTTAGTAGCTTTCTTTTGTAGTCTTACTACGTTTTGATTGCTCATAACATTTTCCTTTCATAGTTAATTGTTATCCCATGTTTATAGGACACGAAAAAATTAAAAGCAACATATATTTTTAAAATAATTAAAAATAATTTATCCACCATTAATCTTAATCAACTAATAAATAAATCATCAAAGCAATTAAGAATATAAATAATACTACAATCATAGGTCCGAACTTGAGCTGCCAACTGGTGCCGTCGCCAGTTCTTGTTTAAGTCTAACCAAGCCACACGCCTCACGGCGTGGGCGTGGGCGTGGGCGTGGTCAGTTTTGTATTAACTCAACATATACGAAAGCCGTTGGATTGTTCACAGAACTCTATGAACTCCTCAACATTTGCCATAGTGAATGGATAGGAAGCACTATAATTATATTTGGATTGTATCCAGTCCCAAGTATCGTGGTCGTCCTTTGGATAGTCGGCAGGGGCAAGATTAGTTTTTCCTGTTTCTCTTTCAACTTTATCTGCCAACATCTTGTGCAAGATTTCAACGAACTTATTATTCGCTTCGGCTTCTTTCTGTTCTTCTTCGGTTTTTCTTATCGCTTTTGAAACCGTGCCGTCTTTGATAAGTGCTTTTAGTTGTCTAGCAATCTGCATTGCCTCTTGCTCACTTACCTCGTGTCCGTCGTTGTGTTGCCAACTTGCTTTATCTTCATCAGCGACAACTCCTGTATATTCGCAAACGAAGTCGGCTAATCTTCTCCACCACCACACATTGTTTCTGAAGTATTCGCCTTTTTCTGTTTTGTGATTGCCTGTACTATATAAGTCAAAGCCCATTTTATTTTCTCCTTGTTAGTTGTTAATGTCTTACTCTTATCATATCCCATTAGTTATTCAAGAACTTTTTTTATTTTTTTTTCAAGATCTGTTGTCCGAACTTTTGCCGCCGTCAGCAGCTGGCGTCCCAGCCAGAAGCTCAATTTAATATTACCACCGAGCTTCCTACGGGCGTGCGTGCGTGGGAGACCGAGCTTCTTGCTGCCAGCACGCCAGTCCCAGCTGGCCAGGCAGCATTGTTTCACATGTGTATCCAAGACGAAGACGTGCGTGAACGGCGGGGCTCATCCTGCAGTACAAGAGTTGATTGCCATCAGAATGAGAATAGCGTACCCTGGAAGAACTAATCGTGGAGCTAGCAGCGCTGGAGGCAGCAGGAAGAGCGTTAACCAATAAATCATAAGTCATAGTTCTCCTCTAAAACGTGTTCCGCTTGACGGTGTACAACTTCTTCTTTGACAACATCTCCAGATCCTTCTACAGCCTTCGGGAGCTCCCACTCACCCATATCAGCTTTTTCCAAAGCTTCCTTAGCGGAGGTGGCGTTAACCACCACCTCACGAGAAACCTGATCAGAAACAAGAACTAAATACTTTGCCACGTTATACCTTCCTTGTCTGTTTTGAACTTAATAGTTTGACCTAGCTCAAGATGCATTAGATGTTTCGGTACATTGTCCAAGCGACCTTCTCCTGCTTTTTGATTTCCCTTCAGGATCACAACCCACATCTTTTCCGCTACGTTTCCTTTCTTAAACCAAACGTAAACATAGTTCTTCATAGATCTTTTCCTCTCCATCTTCTTGATGCTGAAGTATGTGTCTTTACCGTGTTCCTTACAGCTGTAGACGATGTTCTTTGCTTCTTCTGACTCTAGTGGGTCACGTTTAATGTACTCTTGACCATAGTAGTCATTCATTTGCTTTAGTAGTTTATTGCTTATTACCATTGTATGACTCCTAGTAATGTAAGAGCGCCGATCCCAATGGCTACGACACTTAGTTCAAATAATATTGTATGCATTTTTTTCTCCTTTGTTAGTTGTTACGAGGTCACGGAGAGGGGTGGAAAACAACCCGTACCCATCTCCCCTAGACTAGTTTAGTCACTGACCTCTGTCGACTGTGCTTGAGTCAGCGTTGGTTAATTCCCGTATGACTCCTTTATCTACCCATCTTGCAAAACAGATAGAACGCATTGCACATTTCTAATATGGGATAGAATGGGATAAATGTCAACCATTATTTTCAAAAATATTTTCGACAAGAATTTGGTAAGAAGCGAACATTTGCTGCTGGCTTCTGGTGCTGGGACCGATGTTCAATATCCACGATCCAAGAACTCCTGATATGCGGGGCGTGGGTCGAGAAAGGAAAATGAAATAAACCAACACCCACGCCTCACGGAACTTTACCACATTTGCAGTATGACCTGCTACCAGCTGCTACCTGGCCAGAGCTCATTAGTTCTAGTTCTTCATATAACCCAAGCCTTTTCAAACGGGACGTGGCGTAGGAGAACAGCTCCTGAGCCGCGATCCCAGCTCCTTCGGCCAGAGTTTAAGTTCAAAAAAGCTAATCTTTACGGGACGTGGAACGGGGCACGGGATCCTGCTTCCCCGGGCCAGGAGGGATGGCCAGCTCTGCTGCCTCCTTCACTAGTTTTTCAAGGTTCATGGAGCGGGAAACGGGCACCGGGAAACGGGATTCACGGCACACGCGCCAGATTTCGTAAGGGCTCTCCAAGAGGGGTCTATTCAAGATAAATACTTTACCACCTGCTCTCTGATACTTAATATGCCAATTGATTTGCCACTTTGACATATTTAAATTCTTGCTGGCGTTCGCTTTAAGTTCAAGCCAAAATACTTGCTTGTTTACGACACAATGCACATCAGGAATTCCATTTAAAGTACTAGATTCTACGCGAGTAAAATGCCAATTTTTATTTAAATTTTTTAGTTCATTCCACAGTTTAGATTCTTTGTTTTGAGCCATAATTTAATCGGTCAAGAATTGCAAATATAACCTATCACAGGTTTATTTTCTATTAGATGAATGTAATGGTTTTGCATTGGTTTGGGATTAGGTATTTCGACAATAACTAAGTTATTTCTCCACCAAGTTTCACAAGGAACATCTACCAAACGAGAAATGTAAGTATAGCTGCCAGAAGGCAAAATATATATAATTCCGATGTCATATTTTTGAGATGCCAATGATGACGGCATTAGGAATAATAGTAGTATTACCAATTTCTTCAATAGTTCCATCTTCTTTCTCCGAATAATCTCCAAAAATTCTAGTTATACCTTTTGCTTGACTTAACAAATGACCTTTAGTTACACAAGTTGGTAACTTAGCTTCCTGAAGTTGTTTTAAACTTTGCCAGCTCGAATCAGAACAAATATCCAACCATTTTACTTCTACCATTGGATATCGTGCTTTCCAATCTTTAGCTTTCTTATTAACTGTTATCTTTCGTTTTAACATAGACTGATCCCACCATAGTTGTCATTGTGCTGTTATGCACTTCGTTAAACACCTGCATAAAACTATGCCAATTATTTGTTTTCAATAATCGCAGTTGGCGTGATGTCAATAATGTTTTTCGCCTCTCCGATTTTACTTTCAAGTTCCTCAAGTCGCTTCTCCAATTGTTCCCTGTTCATACCTTCTAAACCAATATGATTAATTTCTTTACGATCAATAAAATGACCTGCCATCTGATCTC